TATAGACTATGCTGATATTTTGGCAAACGAGCCAGGCACTGGGCATCTTTCATCACGGGATCAAGTCAATGCAACTTGGAAAGCTCTGCGCAGATTAAGTCAAGAAAGGCACTGCTTGGTAATTGCTCCGACTCAGGCTGACGCCGCTTCCTATAATCAGACGCTTTTGGATCTGCGGAATTTTTCAGAAGATAAAAGAAAACTCTCCCACGTTACGGGGATGCTTGGATTAAATCAAACGAAAGAGGAAAGGGGGCGGGGAATAATGAGATTGAATTGGATTGTGCTTCGGGAAGATAATTTCCAGATTGATCGCTGCCTCTACGTGGGGCAGTGCCTAAAACTGGGTCGTCCCTTCACCTGTTCCATGTTGTAAAATTTCTGAAAAATTTTTTGGGGAATGAAAAAATTTGAGGGGGTAAAACCCGATAATAAAATAGAGACCGAAAGGCTCATGGAACGTTATGAAAACACCAATCAAAAAATTATGAGTAGAAAAAAATGGGTTATAGAAAAACGAATGGAAATAGCAGGCTGTCATAAACTGACTTTAGGAGGGTATGCCTCTCCATGCTCCAGGTTGCATGGCCACAACTGGATTGTGGGAGTAAAAGTGGAAGGAAGGGAGTTGAATGAGGATGGAATGATTTTAGATTTTTCCTTCATTTCAGAAGTTATAAAAAGACTGGACCATCATTATTTAAACGATGTTTTGGGGGATGGAAAAAATCCCACAGCGGAAAATATAGCGCAATGGATAGCGGAGGAAGTTCAAAAATTGATCTACACTTTATACCCCGCTTCTGCAACTGAGTATTTTCCAGAGGAAGATTTATCGCCCAGAGTTGTAGAGGTTTTTATACAGGAAAGCCAAGGCAATACCTGCACTTTTTTTGCTGAGTAGCATATGAAATTTAATATATCCGGAATTTTCTACAGCCTCCAAGGGGAGGGATACTGGGCAGGTACTCCGGCGATTTTTATACGTTTGGCAGGATGCAATCTTTCATGCCCTTGGTGCGATACCCCGGATTCAAAAACTTGCAGAGGAAGTTTTTCGGTGTCAGCTGAATTCTTAATTGACCGCATAGAATCTTTATTGAGGGGATGCAGGGAAGGCCGGGATTCGGTTTTGCTCGTTATTACTGGCGGGGAACCGACTCTGCAGAATTATAATTTATTGGTTTTGGTTTTAAGAAATTTCTTCCCACGAAATAAAATTTCTTTGGAAACCAATGGAAGAATGAGCGCCGATGTCTCCTACCGATATTTGAGGGAGGAGCACGGGCTTTGGACTTCTGTTAGCCCGAAGCTTGGAATTGATCCAGACTGTCCTTCCTATTTTGCCAATAAGGATTGGAGAGGGGATGAATTAAAGGTCGTTTATGATTCCAAGGGGAAGGGGAATCATTTATTGTTCAGACTCCCAGAACTTTTGGGGGATAGGTTCAAACATTATTATATCCAACCTTGTTCTGAGGATTATGGGCCTGCGGTGGACTTTGTAAAAGAAAATCAAAAATGGAGACTATCAATTCAAACACAGAAAATACTAAAGATTCAGTGAAGCCAACTGAAAACATCAATTTTATGGATGATCTGGGACTTTATAACGGACGGAGTTTACATCAAGCACAGAAGGCTATACAGGATGTTAAAAATCTGATTGAATATTTAGGAGATGATCCAAACAGGGAAGGCTTACGAGAGACTCCTAAGCGGGTAATTCTATCATATGACCATTTATTCTCTGGCTATGGACAGCGAGTGGAAGATGTGCTAAAAGTTTTTGAAGATGATACAAGTGACCAGATGATTCTTTTAAAGGAGATTGAATTTTACTCAACTTGCGAACATCATATGCTTCCATTTTTTGGGAAGGCCCATATCGCCTACATTCCCAACGGTAAGGTCGTAGGGATTTCCAAACTTGCAAGAATTTTGGAAATCTTTTCCCGCCGTTTGCAGATACAAGAAAGGCTAGCTCAGAATGTAACCGAAGCTTTAATGACTCATCTTAATCCTCTTGGTGCGGCCTGTCTCTTGGAAGCTCAACATTTCTGCATGACTTCACGGGGCGTGCAAAAACAAAATTCAATAATGGTAACGTCTTCTTTGGAGGGGGTTTTTCGTGAGAATGCTTCAGTGAAGGCCGAATTTTTAGCTCTTATCAAAGGATAATTTATGAAAAAAGAAAATTACTCTACAGGAGAAGTGATTCTATTTAGCGGTGGAATGGATAGTGTGGCCTTATCGAAGCTCTATCCAAAATCTAAACTACTTTATTTTAATTTGCATACGGGATATAGTGAAGCAGAGATGCAGCGGCTTCCGGAAAGATGTGAAGTTATAGATATTGACTTAGGTCAATGGGAGCGGCAGGATAAAATTATTCCTATGAGGAATTTGATTTTAGTTTCGATAGCTTCAATGTATGGCGATATTATCTACATTGGCGCCACGGCTGGTGATAGGGTTTTGGATAAGTCTTCTGTGTTCCTAAAATTCTCTTCTCAAATTCTTTCCTACCTATGGGAACCTCAGCATTGGACCACTGGAAGAGATATTCAGGTCTTGGCCCCTTTAAAGATGATGACTAAAACGCAGATTGTGGCTGCTTGTAAAAGTAAAAAGATTTCATTGCAGGAGTTAGCTTCTGAATCCTTTTCCTGTTACACACCAGAGCATGAAGCTCATACAGATAAGTTTAATGAATGCGGGAAATGTAAACCTTGTTTTAGGAAATGGGTTGCGTTTGAAAATAATGGTTTTCGTTTGGATGCTATGTTTAGGGAAAAGGCGGCGAGATATGGGCTTAGCATTAGATCTGAAATTTTGAGTCGTGGTTCTCAGGAATATAATGAAACCTGCAAGGCTTATGAAGCTTTCGGTGGAAGTATAGCAAGGGAATGGTTTAGCTTATGAATGCAGAGTCTTCCAACTTAAAATACTTAGAAAACTTGATGATAGACTCTGGAGCCTTCAGCGTATGGAAAAGCGGGCTTAGTGTAGATTTGGATGAGTATATCAGGTTTTGTCTGAAATATAAAGATGATCTCCAGGTTATAGTCGCCTTAGACGTGATTCCCGGAAGCATCAAAGATAAAGGGGAGTTGACAAAAGAGGCTATACAAAAAGCTTGCGAAGAGGGATGGGAAAATTATCTTAAAATGCTTTCCGCAGGCTTGCCAAAATCAAAGGTCATTCCGGTATTTCATCAGTTGGATGGTTGGGAGTGGTTGCAGCGATATTTAGATTTTGGAAGCCCGTATATTGGTTTATCACCAAGGAAAAATGGTATAGGAGCAAGGGCCCATCATAGAATTTGGTTGGACCAATGTATGAGATACGTTTGTGATTCAGAAGGAAATCCAAAAGTAAAACTTCATGGGTTCGGAGTGACGAAAATTTCTTTTTTGCAGCGTTATCCTTGGTATTCCTGCGATTCTGCGACATGGATGAAGCAAGCTGTGTATGGAAAACTACTTATTCCAAGGAAGAATATTGATGGCTCTTGGAATTTTTTAAAGTCCCCTCACCAAATTTTTTTCTCGACAAAAAAAGCAGAAGTTGCAAAAGCAAAGGGAAATCATTACGAAAGCCTTTCCCCTGTGATTAGAAAAACTTTGGAAGAATATATTCATTCACTTGGGATAGCTTTGGGGGAGTCAAGTTTTCGTACGGAGCCTTTGACTTATAAGCTTGATCGAGCTCATGAAAACCTTTTTGAAAAGCGGAAAGATTGCCTCATTATTGAGAATAAATTGGTGCGGGGCGTTTGCAATGATTACTTCATGAGATTTAAAGTGAACAAAATGTTTTTTGAGATTATGCAGAGGCTGTTACCATGGCCTCGAAAATTTCAGTTTTTTGAGCAATCCATTTTATAAGGAGTTTATGAAAACAACAAAACTATATATGGCTGCTCAATCTTCCGATATGAAAATGATCAAATTGCAAAATGTCCTTCTCAGTTACGTTTATATCCCAAAGGATGCGAGCGGCGGTTATGATAAATTCCATCGGATTATATTGGAGCGCCGGGAGCTGAGAAAACAGGCCAAGGAAGAGAGGCAGAATCAGGGAGCAAAATAATTTTAACCATAGTAAAAAAAATGAAAATAGAAGTAAATAGAATGGAAGTCCTTTCAAGGATTGAGAACGCGATGTTGGCAGTGATGGCAGCTCCGATATTGGCGCAATCAGATACTATAGTGTTTGAAGGTGGGGAGCTTATTTCTTTCTCCGGAGAAATCCTCACCCGTCAGCCTTCTCCTTTTGGAGAGAAGATCACGGGAGCAATTCTGGCGGGAGACCTTTTAGAGGTTTTTAAACGTTTCCCGGATGATGTTTTGCGGGTTGAATCCAAGGAAGGGGAATTGATTGTGAGAGGAAAAAAGAGAATAGCGGGATTGAGAATGATGGAAGAGATTCTGCTGCCATATAAGAATGTTCCTGATCCGGGGAAATTTTATTCTTTCTCTGATAAATTGATTCCACATATGTTATCGGCTTCGGGAGTTTGCGGAAAAGATGAGACTAAACCGAAAATAACCCATGTTCACATTACTGAAAATATAGTGGAAGCGGTGGATGGGTTTCAGTATTTTAGAGCCAGTTTTCAGACAGGATTGAAACGGGAAGTTCAGATTCATCATGCTATTATCAAGAGTCTTTCAAAGTACCCCTTGAAAGAGGCTTCTGTTTCAGAAGAAGAGGGCTGGATTCATTTCAAGACTGATGGCGGAGATCTGAGAATTTCTTGTGTTTGCAATACGTCCGATTATTTTAGCGAAGAGATATTTGAAAAGATGCTCAAACAAGACGGCGTAGAAGTGGAGTTGCCTGAAAATATGGAAGAGATTCTTTCCCGGGCAGAGATAATGAATCCCTCAATCGCAGCTACGGGGAATGCTGATAGTAGAGTGGAAATTTTTTTGGGAGAGAATCGCCTCACGATTTTAACTGAGAAAGAAAATGGATGGTTTAAAGAGCAAAAAGAGGTTCTTTATTCTGGACCAGAGTTTACTTTTTGCATAAACCCTGCTTTCCTGCGCACCATGATCTCTAAGAATCTAAAAATGATCGTTAATGATCAGATTGCGAGAATAGAGAGGGATGACATCCATTTCATTTCCGCTTTAATTCTCAACAAGAACCCAAAATGGGAATCCCGAGAAGCCAAAGATATAGAAGAGTCCGTAGAGGAATAAAAAGGGAATGGAAGGTTTATTTGATCTTAGGGCTTATGAGCGAGCCTCAATGCCGGTAAAGAGAATAGCAGAATGTGGTCGCTGCGGATTAGCCCAGACTTGCATCTCACCAAAGATGCAACCAAGCGGGGAAGGGAGAACAAAAATTTTATTTATTGGAGATTTTCCTTCAGCGGAAGATGATCGACAGGGAGCGCATTTACAGGAGGAAGATGGAGATTTTCTCCGGGAGATTCTAAATCGTCTTGGTTCGCCTTTGGAAGATTCCTGGTACACGAATGCGGTTTTATGCCGGCCTAAAAATGGAAAGTTTGTAACTGCTTTCGCTTCATGCTGCCAACCTACAATCACAAAGACCATTGAGAAATTGAAACCAAAAGTGATAGTGCCTCTTGGGAAGCTCGCTTTAGAGTCTGTTTTGTCTGGCGTTTGGAAGAAAGATATTGGAGCCCTTGAACGTTGGGTAGGGTGGAGTATACCTTTGGAAAAAAGGAATGCTTGGCTTTGTCCAACATACCATCCTAGAGACATGCTAAAACAGAAGGATGATCCCATTTGGCGGCTGATATATTCCTCTCAACTTAAAAATATTTTAAAGAGGCGTAGAGAGCGTTTAAACGTGGTCCCTTTGGAAGAGTTGGAGCATCAGGTAGAAATAATTCACGACTCCAAAGAGGCGAAATTACTTTTGGAGGATTTGGCGAAGAAAAAAGGGATTCTCGCTTTTGATTATGAAACCACGGGATTGAAACCAGACTCGGATTTACAAAGGATTGTGAGTTGTTCTTTTTGTTACGAAGGGAATTTGACTTTTGCTTTTAAGATGAAGGAATCTCTCAAAGAAGCACTCGCAAAAGTGTTGAGGAATCCGAAGTTGAAAAAGGTAGCGAGCAATCTGAAATTTGAGGAACGATGGACGAGGGCGAAACTGGGATATTCTGTGGCTGGATGGGTTTGGGACACCATGCTTGCGGCCCACTGTTTGGATAATCGCAGAGGCATAACCTCAATAAAATTTCAAGCTTTCGTCCTGCTTGGCATAGCGGATTACGCTTCCCACATTGAGCCTTATTTAAAAACAAAATACTCAAACGAATTGAATAGAATAGAGGAATTGGATGAGGATGAATTACTCCTTTATAATGGGTTGGATAGTTTACTGGAATACAAAGTAATGGAAAAACAGAGAGAGGAATTTGAGAAGGGGGAGGAAATAGAATGATCCCCTATACTAAGACGGCGGTGAAGCTTTTGATGGAAGGGGCTAAGGCCCTTGCAAAAGTGGAAGGTGATGGAATACGGATGGATGTTGAGTATCTTGATCGGACTATCAAAAAAATGAGCCAAAAAATTCAGGATTTGGAAACGAATTTGAAGCAGAATGAAGTTGCCAAAGAGTGGAGGAAGGTTTATGGAGCTAAGACCAATTTTGGCTCTGCCGTCCAACTTGGAAAGGTTCTTTTTGATGTTCTAAAATATAAATCTTCTGCTCTCACGGCCTCTGGCAGATACAAAACAGATGAAGCCACCTTGAGTTCGATTGACCTCCCTTTTGTGCGGGATTATTTGGAGATCAAAAAGCTTCAGAAAATCCATACAACCTATCTTCAGGGCATACGACGGGAGATTGTGGGAGGATACCTCCATCCATTTTTCAATTTACATACGACCCGCACCTTTCGTTCTTCCTCTGACTCTCCCAATTTTCAGAATTTACCTGTGAGAAATCCTGAGCTTGGGAAGATGGTTCGGAGAGCATTTATTCCACGTCCCAACGGGCATTTAGTGGAGATGGACTATAGTGGGATTGAGGTTTGCATCGCGGCCTGCTATCATAAAGATCCCCGGATGATAGAATACATTTCTGACCCTACAAAAGACCTCCATAGGGATATGGCGATGGAATGTTTCGCTTTACCAAAAAGTGAGATGAGCAACCCGACCGATGAAGAAGATAGAAAGAGGATTAAACAGATTCGGTACTGCGGAAAAAATATGTTCGTATTCCCGCAGTTTTATGGGGACTGGTATCGGCATTGTGCGGCCTCCCTTTGGCAGGCAACGAAGCAGATGAAACTAAAACTTAGGGACGGCAGCTCCATGCGACGGCATCTTGCAAAAAAGGGAATAAAAAATCTCTCTGGCTTTGAGGAGCACTTGAAAAAGGTGGAAGACTTTTTCTGGAATAAGCGATTCCCCACCTACAATCAGTGGAAAAAAGATTGGTTCCGGGCGTATCAGAAAAATGGATACCTTTTGACCAAGACTGGTTTTATCTGCCAAGGTCATATGCGCAGAAATGAAATAATAAATTACCCTGTACAGGGAAGCGCCTTTCATTGCTTACTTCAGGCTTTGATCTGGTTTGTTCGGCATGATTTGAAAAAAAGAAAGATGCAAGCAAAAATAGTGGGACAGATTCATGACTCCATCGTGGCGGATGTGCCCGATAATGAGATGGCAGAATTTGTCCCTTTAGCGAAAGAGATAATGATAGAGCGGCTCCGAGAGCGTTGGAAGTGGATAAATATACCGCTCACGGTTGAAATTGAAGCCTCTCCGATAAACGGAAGTTGGGCCGATAAGAAAGGAATTAAGGAATGATTTTAGTAACGGATTTTGATGGCACTTTGGTGGCAGATAAATGGCCTGAGATTGGAGAAGCTGACTGTGATTTAATATGGGCTTTTGTGGAGGCTCAGAAAGCAGGTCACAAAGTAATTTTGAACACCTGCCGACAAGGGGAGCAGTTAGAAAAAGCAGTCCGATTTTTGAAATTTTACGGACTCACTTTTGATGGAGTGAATGAAAACATTTTGGAGGAAAAACAGGGATTGAAAGATTGTCGGAAAATCTTTGGAGATTTTTACTATGATGATAGGAGTTTCAATTGGGATCGGGACCAAGCCATCTGGCATGTGAAAAGAATAGCCTGCCAAGACCAGTAATATAGTTTACAAAACAGAGAGAGAGGAAAGAAATTTTATGGAATCTGAATTATATAAAAAACATCGTCCTTCGAGTTTGAAGGGGATAATAGGGAATGAAGCTACAATACGAACGTTGATAAACATGTTGGAGCGGAAAACGATTCCTCATACTCTGCTTTTGCAGGGACCAAGTGGATGCGGCAAAACGACGCTTGCGAGGATTTTACAGAAGGAACTTTCCTGCTCTGAAATGGATTTTCAAGAGCTAAACTGTTCGGATTTTCGAGGAGTGGACACTATACGGGAGATCGCCCGGCAGATGCACTTAGCGCCGACCGGAGGAACGACCAGAATTTGGCTATTAGACGAGGTTCACCAGATGACTAAGGACGCTCAGAATGCCTCTCTGAAAATTCTGGAGGATACACCAAAGCATGTTTATTTTATTCTCTGCACAACCGACCCGCAGAAGCTTATTCCAACCATTAAAAATCGGTGCTGCCAATTATCGGTTGAGTTGCTCAAGAGGAAGCAACTGCAAAAACTTATTATGCGCATCCTGAAAAGAGAGGGAGAGAAGCTGACTGAGGATTTGATTGAGGATATCATTGAAGCAAGTGCAGGAAGTGCCCGTAAGGCTTTGGTTATTTTGGATCGAATTTTAAATCTCCCTGAGGGTGACCGAGAGGATGCAGTTAAAAATGACCCAGATGAAAAAGAGGTAATCGACCTTTGTCGAGCTCTTATTAAAGGTGAGAAATGGTCCAGAGTAGCCAACTTACTAAAAGCCATTAAAACGGAGCCGGAGCAAGTGCGCCATGCTGTTTTGGGTTATGCCAGAGCTTGTCTTTTGGGAGGGAAAAACGCAAGAGCGGCTTTAGTGATAGATGCTTTTGCAGATAATTTTTACGACTCAAAAGAAGCAGGTTTAGCTCTTGCCTGCTATGAAATAATTGAAGGAATCTGAGGATCACTGAAAAAATTTGAGGGCTAAAACCCTATAATAAAATAGAGGATGATATAGAGTATGAAAAAGAATGAGTTCGAAGCAGACTTAGAGATTGATGTGACCGCACTTGACCTTGCCGCAGCGACGCAGGCCGAGAAATTTTTTAAGTGGGCAGAACAGGCCGCTGAAGCGAAGAAGGAAATGGATATGAGTAAATTTAGGCTCGATGTTCTTTATGCTCAGCTCCAAACGAGAGCCAGAACTGACCCTGAAAGTTTTGGCATCCAAAAGGTGACAGAAGCTGCTATAGATACGGCTGTTAAAGTTTCCGCCTCCTATCGGGAAGCCTATGAAAAGTGGTTAGAAGCTAAAGCAGAAAGCATCATTCTGGATGAGGCGGTAGAGGCGTTTCAACATAAAAAGAGGATGATTGAACTTTTAGTAACGCTTCACGGCCAACAGTATTTTGCAGGGCCTTCAGTTCCAAGGAACTTAGTGGAGGCTTGGGAAAAGATGAAAAATAAAAGGGGAGCGAAGGTGATAGAACAAACGAAACTCCGCAAACGGGGAACTATTTCCAATGGATAATCTTTTTACATTTAAAGGGGCCTCGATTTTTTTCCTATCGATCATTTGGGTTTATATTGTATCCCGCATGATAGGAAGAGCGTGGGTGAGGACTCTGGAAGATAAAGATAAAACAAACAAAAGCAAAAGACAGCATGAGTAAAAGAAATAAAAGAAGTAAAAGAATCCGTCTGTCACGGGATGAAATAATCAAAAAATCTACAACTCCAACCAATGGCGGTGGGAATTGGTTTCGCCTCCGGGAAGGAGTAGAAATATGGGAACCAAAGGAGAGAGGCAGGTACCTCATTGACGTGGTGCCCTATGAAACAACGAGTAAAAATCACCCTAACGGAGTGGCAGCGGGAGTCGTTTGGTATCAGCATCCCTTTAAAATCCATCACGGCATTGGAGCTGATGGAAAGTCGGTTGTATGTCCTACGACAATTGGGAAGAAATGCCCGATATGTGAAGAGATTCAGAAACTCTCCAAGGAGTACGATAAAAACGAGGATGCTATTAAATCCCTGCGACCCCAGAGATATGTGGCATTCAATATACTACATCCGGATGACCCGGACAAGATTGCTATTTTTGCCCTTTCTGTAGGCAAGTTCTACAATAAATTGGAGCAGGAAATCCAAGAATCGGACGAGGAAGAAATAGCCAATTTTTTCGATGTAACCGATGCAGGCAAAACTTTGAAGGTTCGTTTTTCAGAGGCGACTTATGCAGGGAAAAAATATCTGGAAGCAACTAAAATTGAGTTTGTCGACCGGGACGAGATGGATGAGGATGAAATTTTTTCCAAGGTAGTTAATCTGGATGAGATGTTTGTGGTAATGGATTATGAAAAATTGAATTCTCTATTCCTTCAAACAGAGGAAGATGATGATGAGGAAGATGATGACATTCCTTTTGATCATCCATCTAAAAAAACACTTCCAAAAGCATCAACCAAGCATGCAAAACAGGACGAGGAAGATGATGATGACGAGGACGAAGAAACTCCTAAAAAGCCTCTGAAATCAAAAGCATCGACCAAGCCTGCAAAACAGGACGAGGAAGATGATGATGACGAGGAAGATGATGATGATTGGGGAGATGATGATGACGATGATGATTGGGACTAAACATTCTCTAAAGGAGGGAAAACAAGTACATAGCATAACAACATCAAACTAATCAAAACACGGGAGCCTCTTCGGGGGCTCCCCTCTTAAAACGAAAATGAAGACAAAAGAGAAAAGCGAGCAGATTATAGAGGCTGCTCAAAAAACAAAAAAACCGGAGCCAGAGAAGATAGCAAGATGTCTTTCAAGTGGCTCGACCCTGTTAAATCTGGCTTGTACGAACACCGCAGGAGGGGCTTTCCCCGAGGGCAAATATATTTTTTTCGTGGGTGACTCAGCCTCTGGAAAGACATTTTTATCTATGACCTGTTTTGCAGAAGCGGCAAGGCATTCCCATTTTAAAAATTTTCGTTTCATCTATGATAATGTAGAAGATGGATGTCTAATAGACCTTCCTGCTTTGTTCGGAGAAAAGGTCGCTGAGAAGATAGAGCCTCCTGGTAAAGATGTTGAGTTTGAGGCCCCCTTATTTTCATCCACAATTGAGGAATTCTATTACCATTTGGATGACGCTTTGGAGCAGGCTAAAAGAGAGCAGAGACCTTTTATTTACGTTTTGGATTCAATGGACGGGCTTTCATCTGCAGCGGAAGAAGAAAAATTCCTCCAACATAAAGAAGCGTTCAAGAAGGGAAAAACGGCAGCGGGTTCTTACGGCGATGGGAAAGCGAAGAAAAATTCAGAAGGCCTCAGAAAGGCATTAAAGGGACTTCGGGAAACAGGTTCCATTCTGATTATTCTTTCTCAGACAAGGGACAATCTTGGAATGGGTTTTGAGACAAAAACCCGCTCAGGTGGCAGGGCTTTGCGTTTCTATGCCACTCTTGAAATTTGGATGTCTCTTTGCGGAAAGATCAAAAAGAACATTCGAGGTAAAAATAGAACTATTGGAGTGCAGGCCAAAATTCAGATCAAGAAAAACCGGCTCACTGGAGAAGCGCATGAAGTGGCCATGGATATTTATCCAAGCTACGGAATCGATGATATAGGGGGCTGCATCGATTATCTTGTTCAGGAAAGTTGGTGGGAGAAAAAGAAGAATTCAATTGTAGCCACGGAATTTGGAGTCACTTTAACTCGGGAAAAGCTAATTGCTACAGTTGAAGAAAGCTCTGAATCCATTGCAAAACTTCGGACCATAGCAGCAGAATGTTGGAACTCCATAAGGCAGGCAGGAATCCTAAATAGGAAGAAAAGATATGCAGAAGACGTGGATTTTAATTGATCTTCTTTATTTGGCTCATCGGGCTCGCTTTTCGATGCGAGGATTTTCTGCGGACGATATCCCCACTGGAATTTTATTCGGGTTTTTTGAGCAGCTTCTTCATATTTGTTCTTTGCCGATTCTGCGGAGCAATCAGGTAATGGTTTTCGTAGATTCGAAAGAGTCCTATAGGACGAGGGACTTTTTAAGATACAAAAAAAGAAGAGCCTGCAATCGCACCGAGGAAGAATGGGAGCAGATTCGAGCAATGTATAGGCAGGTGAATAAATTACATTTCGAGATTCTCCCATCAATCGGGATGCCCGTATATTCTCAGCGGGGTTTGGAGTCGGATGATCTCCTTGCTTGGACCTCGGCTTATTTGACGGAGAAAAAAGAAAAGGGGATAATGGTTACTGGAGATAGCGACCTCTGGCAGGCTATAACGGATCATGTTTCTTGGTACGATCCGCAGCGGGATATTCTGCACACTCCCAAAACTTTAAAGGCTCAGAGAGGGATTTTTCCGAGTCAATGGGGATTCGTCAAGGCTCTTGGAGGCTGCACTACGGATGGAGTCCCCGGGATTAAAGGGGTGAGTGAAAAAGGGGCGATTGATTATGTGAATAATAAGATTCCGCGTCATCATAAAAAATATAAATTGATTCGGGAAGCTTTGAAAAATGGGGAGTTGGAGTTTTGGAAAAAATTGGTGGTTCTGCCTCATAGAAAGACGAAGCCTCTCTCTCTTTCTGTTCCAACGTATCACCCGGAGGTTTTTTATGATTTTTGCAAAGAGCATAAAATAGAATCCTTTTTATCGGGAGCGGGCAGAAGAAAATGGGATTCGTTTTTTAGTGGAACTTTTTCAGGAATGCCTCTACCTCGTGTGAGAGAGAGAAAAGCAGCGAGTTTATTTGACTAAGAAAGAAAGAAAGGAAAAAGGAAAATGAAAGGAAGTAGTTTTGAAAGAGAGATTTGTAAAGCTTTAGGTCGTTGGTGGACAGATGGAGAGAGAGATGACATTTTTTGGCGAACGGCGGGATCAGGAGCCCGGGCAACATGCCGTTTTAGAAAGGGGCAAAGCACTGCGG